TACCGCAGGTAGTGGTGGTACTTCTGGCACAACAGGTACCGCTGGTAGTGGAGGTTCAAGTGGCACAAGCGGAAGTGGTGGAACATCAGGCTCAGCTGGTTCTTCTGGTAGTGGAGGTACATCTGGACTATTATCATTAACTGGTACAACTGATAATGGTGTAATCACTCTAAACGGAACTGCACCAAATGCAACCGTTGAAGCAAATTTAAGATTTGATGGTACAACTCTTGCGGTAACTGGTAACGCTACAATTAGTGGTGACCTTACTGTAAGTGGTACAACAACATATATTAATACAACAACTCTTAACGTAGGTGATAACATCATCACATTAAATGCAGATTTTGCATCTGGAGCACCAACCGAAAATGCCGGTATTGAAGTAAGAAGGGGTTCATCATCAACTGTTTCGTTCTATTGGAATGAATCAACTGATAGATGGTATGCTGATAATACATTAGAAGTAGCTGGCAACGTTGTTCTTAGTGGTACAATTGATACGGGACAAGGTGCAACTGAAGTTTACTTAATGAACCAAAATGTTCGTACTACTGATAATGTAACCTTTAATCAGGTAACAGCAAACCTTATTGGTAACGCAACAACTGCAACAACAGCAACTTATATTAACGTTCAGGATACAAGAGCATCTGCAACTACACCGCAAACAATGAACGCTAACCAAGGTGTAAGATTTGATTTTAAGCAAAACTCTACAAATGGTTTAAGTGATGGTGGTACTTACAATGGTGTAATGTATTTTAGAAAATATGGTAGTACATCTGACTGGAGTGGTGGTGGTGCAAACGAATTAGGATTTACCGATAATGGTAATATGTGGTTGAGATATGGTACTGGTACTTCTTGGGGTGCGTGGAAACGTATAATGGATACAACTTCGTATGCATTTGCGGCTAATATGAACCAAAACGTTAGAACAACTGATAACGTAACATTTAACCAAGTAACAACAACCGGCGGTGGTAATGCTGGAGCATACTATCTTTCAGATACTAATGCCGGTTTATATAGAGATAATACATATGATGTAGTACTTTTACAAAACAACTCATCTGGAAATCCACTTTATTTGGCAGGAGCTGGTGAGGTAAGAGTAAGTATTGATGCAAATAATAATGAAACTGGACAAAAATTCATATACAAATGGTGTATCAGTTGGTTCACCTGGTGCAACATCAGTTCCATTCTACGTTTATGGTGGTATAGCTGTATTCAATGGTGTATCTGCTATTTCTTCTGGTAGAGTTAGTATTAGAGCAGGTGGTTCTGGTGGTGTTGGTTGGGGAACTGGTTTAAATATTGGTGATTCTTCTAACTATACTGGATTTATACAAGACGCTGGTATTTCTCGTTTAAGAAACTTTGGTGCTGGTGGATTTGATTGGTTTAATAATGGGGCATCTCAAATAATGGTACTAAGCAATGGTGGTGATTTAACCATAGCTAGTAATATGTATGCTTATAGATGGTTTGATAGAGATAATACTGCATATAATATTAATGGTGATAGTATATCTACATTATATCAACTAAGATTAGGTGGAACTATACCATATAACGATTCTAATGGTTCAAGATTCTTTGGAATGTTTGTACCAGATGGAAAATATCAAACTCGTAACTGGCATGCTGGTGATGGTGCATTTGTGTGGGATGGAATGCAGTATGTTACGGGAATAACCGATTCACCTATTGGTTCATACTCACATAGAGGAACTGGTGGATGGCAAGGTTGGAGACAAAATGGTTGGGTGCCTATTGATAGAACAAAAACTTATAAGGTATCTGCATGGGTTAGAACTGTAAGTGGTAATCCATTCTGTTATCTTTCATTTACGCAAGCTGGATACGATTATTCTCAACCTGATAATGGTGGTTGGGGGCAACCTTATTATTGGTATGGTGTTGCACCTTCTTCTTGGACTGAATATACAATGACAATTGGACCAGCTGGTTCTGGTGCAGATTATAGTTGGTATGGATATGCAAGATTCATGCAGTTAGGTTTCTTACACAATTATTTGTATAGTGGATATAGTGGTACTGCAGAATTTATTGGATTTAAGATTGAAGAAGTTGATAACACTTTAGCAGCCAACACAACTGTTTTAGGTGATATAACAGCTAATAGATTTATTGATAGAAATGATGGTAGTTTCTTAGCTGACCCTACTGGTACTTCTAGATTTGTAAACTTAACTCTTACAGGTCAATTAAATATTCCTAATAACGCATTAATAAATGTTAATAATGAACCGGATGTTTGGGGTGCTAGATTTAGAACAACAACATCTACATCGAATTTAGGTTCTGCATTAAAAAATATTATTTGGACCGGTGGTGGTTCTTCCGAAGGATTTGCTGTAAGTGGAGTTGGTGTTGGTGGTTATGCACTTGAAGTTAGAAACGATGGTATCGCTTGGGCTAGAAGTAGTTTTAGAGCACCTGAACTTTATACTGACCGTTTCTATGATGATGATGGTACTTTTGGATTTAGATTTGGAAGTGGTACTGGTGTTACAAGACATATCAATATGTCAAGTGGTACAGGAGACCCTTCAAATCCTGGCGGACAATTTGGTGGTATAAGTTGGGGACAAAGAGGTGATAATAATCCATATTATTTAATGTATGTAAAATCTCCGTATAATAATGGATATTCTACATATACAAGACTTTCATTAGGATGGCACACTGGTCTTGAATTAGGTGGTAACGCATCTTATGGTGGTACAACAATATTCAATGATTCTCCTGGTGTGACAAGCACTATATTAATGAGTATTGGTAGAGGTGACCAACACGTAAGAATTTCAAATAACCTTTATCTTCCATACATTCAAGATAGTACTGATGGTTCTTATTACTTAGATTTTAACTCTACATCTCGTCTTAATGAATTAATTTTAAATTCTTATCACATTCAAAATAATGATGGAGGTACATTCTTAGTATCAAATACATCAGAAGCAAACAACTGGATATTCCAAGAAAATGCAAGAGGATGGGGTATATTCTATTTTAATAAAGGTTCTCAATCTGGACAAACATATGGTACATATTCAACTGTAGGTGCTGAAACATTCTTTGTAGGGCAATCAAATGGACCTTCAATGCCAGGTTGGGTTGGTTATAATGGTAGTAGTAGAATTGCAGCAATGATTTCTCATTATACTGGATATATTTGGTCAAATAGTACCATATATGCTGCTGGTGAAATGAGAGCACCAATATTCTATGATGCAAATGATGCTAACTATTATGTAGACCCAAATAGTAGTTCAAGACTTTGGTATTTAGGAGTTGGATATGAAGCACCAGAAAAAAGATTCCACGTTATAGGTGACCACGGAAGTTCATCAATGAGATTAACTATACCAGCAGCTTACAATGGTACAGGGCAAAGAATAAGTATGCAGTGGTGGGTATCTGAACCTGGTAACACTTGGAATGGTGGTGGATTTGGATATAATGTTGATAATAACTTAAATAGTGGTGGTGGTGCATATTACTTTGGTAGACCAAATACTAACTATGGACAAGGATATATAAGATTTAGTGAAGGTGGTGACATGTATTTTTATAATACGAATACATCTGGTAATCGTGTTACAAATATGGAAATGTATCCATCTAACTATGTTTATGTAAACAACTACCTTCAAGCTGGCAACTCTCTTAGAGCACCAATATTCTATGATTCAAACGATACGGGATATTACTTAGACCCAGCAACAGCAACCAACGTTGATTTAAGAATGAGAGGTGGTACTCTACATGGACCTAACTGGACATGGGGTGCATATATGTACGTTGGTACAAATGGTAGACCTGGTGGTGAGGCATCGGTAGTAACTACAAATGGTAACTTACACTTAGATTGTCAAAACGGATACGAAACTTATATTAACCACTATTCTGGTAATAGAACTTATTTGTATGAGATTCGTACAAACTTTATTTATGATAGAGATGATACTACATTCTACTTAGACCCATCTGGTGATACTAGAATTAGAAACCTTTATATTTGGTATGGTAATAGTATAATCCACTATGGATATAATAATAGTGGTGCATACGCTATGAACAATAACTCAACCTATTGGGGATTGATGTTAAACGTATCAGCAAATGACTGGAGATTGGGTTGGGGTGGTACTGGTTCAATTGTTGGTTGGAACTTACGTTGGGATAATGGTAGTACTGTTTGGGCAAATGGTTCATTCAGAGCACCAATATTCTATGATTCTGATGATACATATTGGTATATTGACCCAAGTACTTCAGGTACATCAGCAAACTTTAGAGGAGCTGTTCGTATAACTGATTACTTCTCACCAAATGGTTATCCAAACTGGAGTGACGTTGCATGGATAGGTAGATATGACCAAACACAAGGTTCATATCCAATGTATTCTCCTGGCGCAATGTGGGGTATTCACTTCCAACGTTCATCTGATGGTGCATCAATTGGTATGGTAACTAGAGGTGGTAGTTATAACGATTACAATCTTGTTGTTAACTGGGGTGATGATAGTGGTGATATTTTAGAATATAGATTTAATAATAGTAGGGTTGCATTGATGGATATTGGTGGACAAGCCCAATTCCCAATCATATATGATTACAATAATACTGGATATTATTTAGACCCTAATGGTACAACATATATTGAAAACCTATATTCTCGTTGGTGGGAGCCTATTGGTGTTGGTGGTAACTCTGGAAATGGTACACATGCATATCGTATATTCCAAGAAGGTGGTGGATGGGGGTATCCTTATCCTGACCTAAGAATTGCATTCCATACGGGTATTAAATTAGGTGCAAACGGACCTTCATATGAAGGGGTAAGATTATACTCCGATTATGATATGAGTGGTATACTCAGCACACATTTATCCAAACAACTCTACATATGGACAATGGAGAATTGATGGTAGTAGAAATGGATATGGTGGTATATTAATTGATGTAGGTAACACACCTGTATTGATGTTTGATGGTGGTGGTAATGGTGGTATCTATTATCAAGCTGGTCGATGGATGTTCTATCATTATTGGCCATACAATTGTGTAGGTGTTGGAACTTCTGCAACATCACCTTCATATGGTATGTATGTTAATAGGGGTATTTACGCTACTGAAAACATTGTGGCTTATTCCGATAGACGTGCAAAAGAAAACATAGTAACTATTGATTCTGCTTTAAATAAATTACTTCAAATTAGAGGTGTTTACTATAATAGAATTAAAGATGAAACTAAGAAAAGGCAAATAGGGGTAATTGCACAAGAAGTTAATGAAGTTATTCCTGAAGTTGTGACTTATTGTGATGTTAATGATGAGTATGGTGTAGCTTATGGAAATTTTGCTGGTTTATTTATAGAATCAATTAAAGACCAACAAAATATTATTAATAAGCAAGCTGAAGAAATAAGTACATTAAAAGAAGAATTACAAAAACTTAAAGAATTAATACTTAATAATAAAGGATAAATTATGGCACTTATTAGAGATTACGAACTACCTGGAACTGGTTTAAATATTGAAAACGCTTATCACGTTGTGACAAATGTTGCAATAGAAAAAAGAACAGCGGATGTACCAGCACCAGTAGACCCAACAAGACCTGATAATAGAACCTTTGGTGCTAACGCTGAAGGTAATGAAGTTTATTGGAAAGCTGGATATGTGGCAACAATTTCTTTAACAGTTTGGAAAGATAAAACTGCTAGAAACAATGATGCTAAACCTATTGGTTTTATTGGTGTGAATGCAGGAGATAATAAGTATGGTGTATCAATTGGTACAGCCGGTATGGACCATTATTGCCGTTTCTTTTTAGAAGTACCTTCTGAATTAAATCACATTGAGCAGGCTTATAGACATCTTCTTACAACAGAATATTATAGTGGTTCGTTGGAAGATTAAAATATTAAAAACAAATATTTATTAAAAAATACAAATTATGGGATATACATACGAATGGAAACTAACAGGTATTAAAAAACAAAATACACAAACATTGGAAAATGTAGTTGTTAATGCCTATTGGAACGTAAAAGCAATTGATGAAACAGGTCACTCTGGTAGTTTTACTGGAGCAACTCCGTTACCTTTAAATGAAGTTGACCCTAATAATTTTACCGCATATAGTAATTTATCTGAAGAACAGGTTGTTACATGGGTAAAAAATATAGTTAGTGGTTCAGACCGTACAAGAAACTATTGGGACCATATAATGGCACAAATTGGTAAAGAGATTGATAAGAATAAGTACAATAGAGTGATGGTAATGGAAGCTGATTTACCTTGGTCACCGATATCAGGAAGTAACGCTTATGGGGCAGACCCACAGCCTGTTTAGTAAAAAAACTAAATATTTAATCATTATTATCCAAAACATAGATTTATACATAGATTTGTGTTTTGGATATTTTGTTTATATTTATATGTGTATTTTTACAACCAAAAACAAATACAAACCTAAAATACAAATTGGAGAAATAAAATGGCAGAAAGAATCGTATCACCTGGCGTATTCACAAGAGAAAATGACCTATCATTCTTAGCTCAGCGGCAAAAATTGTAGGAGTACTTTACTCCACTGCCAATGGTAATAAAGGAGTTGGTTTTTCAAATGCATCAACAAACATATCAAGTAGTTTAGAAGGTGGTGGAAACTTCGTTGTTTCAGGTCTATTAAGTTCAGCATCTGCAGCAGCAAATATTTCAGCATCTATTGTTAATACAGCTACTAATGATTTAGCAGATACATTTGGTGAATCAGTATTTGGTGCAAAAGCAGCATTCGCTTATAAATATTTTGAAAACGCAGCCCTTAACTTTACAGGTTCAAATACAGATGGTGCTACAACTGTAATTACTGAAGTAAACTTACCAACACAAAAGTATGGTGATATCTCGGCAGCTGAAACTCCTTATGTTGTATCTCAAAAAGATGATAACAATACAAGATACGATTTATTTAAGTTTGTAACTTTAGGACATGGTACTCCATATAATACTAAATTTAAGATTGGTATTTCAAATGTAAAAGCAGCTGGTGAGGATGGTTCAACTGATTACTCAACATTTACTGTAATTGTAAGAGGATATGGTGATACTGATAAAAGAAAAGTTGTATTAGAAACATTCAATAATGTAAACTTAGACCCATCATCTCCAAATTATATAGCTAAGAGAATTGGTGATAGATATCTTACAATTGATAACGATGGTAAGATTACGGAATATGGCGATTATTCAAACAAATCAAAATATGTAAGAGTAGTTGTAAATGACGCAGGTTCATTCCCAATTTCAGCAGCACCATTTGGACACGCTGCATACACAAATCCAATCGCTACAGCTAATGGTGATGAAAGTTTAATACCTGAAGTAGTTTACCAAACTGGTTCAGCAAATAACACATCTTCATCTCCAATATATTATGCTGGATTTGATTTTGAATCAACTGGAATTGCAGATGATAACATTCAATACTTATCACCTATTCCTGATGGAGCAAAAGCTGGAGCAAACGTATTATTCGCATTCGATTCTCAACTTACATATAAAATGACCGGTTCAGCAGCAGCTGATATGGTTAAGAGACAATTCTCTTTAGGTTTCCAATATGGATTTGATGGTTCATTCCCTGGCACTAAAGCAAACTTAGGAAATGATATATCAGCAGCAAATACGCAAGGATTTGATTGTTCTAAATCAACTTCATCTGGTTCAATAGCTTATTCAAAAGCAATCAACGCTGTAGGAAACCCTGATGAGTGGGACATCAACTTAGTTGTAACTCCTGGTATCATCCGTTCTTTACACCCATCTATTACTACAAAAGTAATTGATATGGTTGAAGATAGACAAGATTGTTTCTATATCGCTGACTTTACTGAAGCAAGTGCAACAATTACTGAAGCAACTGAGCAAGCAAATTCAATTGATTCAAATTACGCTGGTACTTACTATCCTTGGGTTAAGACAGTTGATACAAATACAAACAAAATAACTTCAGTTCCACCATCAGTATTGTTACCAGCAGTTTATGCTAGTAATGATAGATTGGCAGCTGAGTGGTTCGCACCTGCTGGTTTAAATAGAGGTGGTATCACTGGAGCAGTAAGTGTGTTGAATAGATTAACGCACGCTGAAAGAGATACACTTTATGAAAACAAAGTAAACCCAATCGCAGCATTCCCTGGACAAGGTATTGTAGCATTTGGACAGAAGACATTGCAAGATAAAGCTTCAGCATTAGATAGAATCAACGTAAGAAGATTACTTATCACTGTTAAGAAGTATATCGCATCAACTTCTCGTTACTTAGTGTTCGAACAAAATACATCAACTACTCGTCAAAGATTCTTAAACACTGTTAATCCTTACTTAGAAGGAATTCAACAAAGACAAGGTCTTTACGCATTCAGAGTTGTGATGGATGAAACAAACAACACACCTGATGTAATTGATAGAAACATATTAGCTGGACAAATCTTCTTACAACCAGCGAAGACTGCAGAATTCATCGTAATTGATTTCAACATTCTTCCAACTGGAGCTTCGTTCAACGCTTAATATGGATTTGAAATAAATTGATATTTATTAATATAAAATAAAAGGATAATAAAATGGCAGAAATATTAGAGTTTGACAAGATGTTCTATACGAACTTCGAACCTAAGATGAAAAACCGCTATGTGATGGAGATTGACGGTATCCCATCATATATGGTTAAAGCAGCAGCAAGACCTTCAATTCAGTTTGAAAAGGTAACTTTAGACCACATCAACATTAAAAGACAATTGCAAGGTAAAGGTGAATGGCAAGATATAACTATCACACTTTATGACCCAATCGTTCCATCTGGAGCACAAGCGGTAATGGAGTGGGTACGTTTAGGACATGAATCTATTACTGGTAGACGTGGGTATGCTGATTTCTATAAAAAAGATATAGATTTCTATATGTTAGGTCCTGTTGGTGATAAGATTGAGCAGTGGAAACTAAAAGGCGCTCTTATTGTAAGTGCAAACTTTGGTGATGTAGCATTTGATTCTAACGAACCTGCAACTATCGAATTATCTTTAGCTTACGATTACGCAATTCTTGAATTCTAATTTAAGAAAAACTATAAAAAAGAAGGGATATCCAAAAGGTATCCCTTTTTTATTTCCAATTTTTTAAGATTTATGTATTTATATATACAAACTAAAAAAGATAGAAAGTTATGGCAGAAGTTAATATTACGCAACCAACTCCAACACCTAAGTATGAAAGTCTTAAATATGATTTTCCTACCGAAGTTATTGAATTACCATCAAAAGGATTAGTATATCCAGAAAATCACCCTTTAAGAAAAGGAACTTGTGAAATAAAATATATGACAGCAAGAGAAGAAGATATTCTTGCAAATCAAAATTTTATTAAAAAAGGAATTGCTTTAGATAAATTATTTGAATCAGTTTTAGTTGAGCCTGGTGTAAATCCAAATGATGTTTTTATTGGTGATAAAAATGCCATTTTAATGGCAACACGTGTTTTGGGATATGGTGCTGATTACCATGTAGAAATGACAGACCCATTTACAGGTGAAAAGCAGGAAGTGGTAATTGATTTGGGTAAAATACAAACTAAGGATATAGATGAATCTATATTAAACTCAAAAAATAGATATAAATTTATATTACCATCTAATAGTAAAGAAATTACTTTTAAACTATTAACACATGGTGATGAACAAGAAATAACTAAAGATATACAGGCTTTAGAAAAATTAAATAAAAACTCAGCAGGAGCTTATGATGTAACTACTCGTTTAAAGTATATGATTACATCTGTTGATGGAAATGAAGATAGAGGTTTTATAAACAAATGGGTAGTAAACTCTTTCTTAGCAAGAGATACAAAAGCATTCAGAGTATTTGTAAAAGATATATCACCTGATTTAGATATGAAATTTGAGTTTGTTTCTAAAGCAACTGGCGAAACGGAGGCGCTAGATATTCCCTTTGGGATTAACTTTTTTTACCCTTCCAACTGATTATAAGATTCAACTTCATACGCAGATTTGGGAAATGGTTCAATTCGGTAATGGATTTACTTGGACAGAAGTGTATCATATGCCAACATATCTTCGTAAATTCTATTTCAATAAATTAATTGAATTAAAGAAAAAAGAAGCTGAAGAGCATAAAAAAGCTCAATCTAAAATGAAAATGCCAAAAGTGAGGATGCGTTAATATCCTCACTTTTTTGTTTGCGAATATTTATAGAATATAAAAGGGAAATACTATGCCAAACGATAAAAAACAATTAAAAGAAGGAATTCCATCAATGTTAAAGAAGTTTACAGATAATTTTTTTGATGGATTAAAATATGGAGCAATCAATAAAGCACTTAAAGATGCTGAAAAAAATAAAAGAATGCCACCTCCTATTGTTCAAGATTTAAGAGATTTGCAAAAAAAGAGAGATGAATTGATTAAAAAGATTCAAAAATATGACCCATCCTACCAAGCTCCTGAAATGGATGAATTATAATAAATAAGAATTAAGTAATGGCAAAAGATGCAGGATTATTTGGTAAGCAACTTGTAGAACAGGAACAAAAATTACAAGCAGAAAAAGAAAAAACAGCAAAAGCAATAGAAAATATTACTAATGCTGAAAGGAACAGGTATGTATCTGCGGAACTTAAACAAAAAGCAATAACTGCTCTAACAGAAAAGCAAGCAAGAACTGAAAAAGAACTGATAGCTAATCAAACTAGACAGGCAAATATAAGAATACAAAATTTAAAATCTTTAGGACAGCAAGAAGCATCTCTAAAAAGTTTAAGTGGTATCTATGATGGATTAAAAGAAATAGATAGAGAAAGACTAACACTCCAACAAAGTATGGCAGAGTCTGACCCTAAAAGAGTAGAAGCTTTTAATAAAATAGCAGGATTAAATAGAGATTTAGCACAATTAAGTTCAGAAGATACTATACAAAGAGAAATAATACTTGAACGTATTAAAGCTAGTCAGCCGAAGAACAGGCAGTATTAGATAAATTAAAAGAAGGTACAACTTACGCAAATCAAATGTCTTATATGACTGAAGAGCAAAAGGCTCAATTAGAAGCTTCAGTCAAAGCATATGAAGGTATAAAGAAAACACTTGGTGGTATATTAGGAACAGCAGGATTGTTATTTAGTGGATGGAGAGGATTTGCTAGAGTAACTTTATTAGGAGCGGGTAAAGCACTTACAGAGTTAGGAAAAACTACAAGAGAATTAGGTGGTTTCTTAGGTGGGGCAACAGTATCAGCTACAGCTTTAGGTGCTGTATTTAAAGATGCAACAGGCACAGCGAAATCATTATCATCTGAATTTGGGGGATTAAATGATATTTCATTTAAAAATCAATTGAATACAAACCTTATGGCTACTAATATGGGTATTAGTGGTGATGAGGCTGCAAAATTAACTGGTAACCTTGCTCGTTTGAATGGTAATAGTATTGAAACCGCACAAAATTTAGCTGAAGGTACAAAAGAATTAGCAAAACAAAATGGTTTAGTTCCAGCCGATATAATGAAAGATATGGCTGGTTCAGCTGAAGCATTTGCTTTGTTTGGAAAGGATGGTGGAAAAAATATTGCACAAGCTGCTGTACAAGCTGCTAAGATGGGTACTAGTCTTAAAACTATGACCGGTATAGCAGATAATCTATTAGATTTTGAAAATTCTATTACAAAAGAATTAGAATTAGGAGCTATGCTTGGTAAAAATATCAATTTAGATAAAGCTAGACAATTAGCTTATTCTGGTGATATTGCAGGAGCAACGCAAGAAACATTAAGAGCATTGGGTGGAGTTGAAGAATTCAATAAAATGGATTACTTCCAAAAGAAAGCAACTGCTGATTTGATGGGAGTATCTGTTGATGAACTTCAAAAAATGGTAACTCAACAGGAAAAAGCAGCAACAATTAGTGGTCAGATAGAAGGTGGATTCAATACAATGACTGAAACACTAAGCGCTCTAACTACTGGTCCTTTAGGTGGGTTTGTTAGTGGCTTGAGTGGTGCTATCGGAACTTCAAAAGAAATAGCAGGTAACTTTAAAGATGCTGGTGGATTTCTAAAAGATATGGGTGGTAAAATAAAATCCATGTTTGGTGGTAAAAAGCCAGAATTGCCTGGACAAAGTTCCGTGGGTTCAACTGCACCAAAACCAACAGCAGCACCACAATCGCAAGCAGGTCCATCGGACCAAGCAAATAAAATGTCTAAAGTTAATGCAAACGCATTAATTAAAGGTGCAGTGGCATTATTAATATTAGCTGCAGCATTATTTGTAGCAGCAAAAGCATTCCAAGAATTTGCAGAAGTTACTTGGGAATCTGTTGGTATGGGATTAGCTGCATTAGTTGGTTTAGCCGGTATTGCTTTCTTATTAAGTAAAATACAAGGTGAAATGATTAAGGGAGCATTGGCAGTGGCAATATTGGGATTAGCATTAATTCCTTTTGCATACGCTCTAAATCTAATGTCAGCTGTTAATGGTGATGGATTGATAGCAGCCGGTATAGCTTTGGTTGCATTTACAGCAGCTGTATTTGGTTTAGGACTTTTAATGATGGGACCTGCGGCAATCGTATTTGGAGCAGGTATTTTAGCATTAACAGCTTTGGGGGCTGCATTGGTTGTATTTGGAGCAGGATTATTAATGGTTGGAAATGGAATGTCAGCACTGACTGGTGCATTACCTTCTATGGTTGAACAAATAGCAGCATTATCTACTATCAACTTCTTACCAATATTTGGATTAGCTGGAGCATTAATGGCGTTATCAGTTGCATTAGCAGCTGTGGCTATCTCTGGTATGTTAGCATTACCTGCTTTATTGGCATTGGGATTAGTAGCTGGTGGTGCCGCGGCATTGATGGGTGGTGGTGATGAAGGTGGTGAATCTGCAAAAATGGATGAATTGATTACTGAAATCAAAGCATTAAGAGGTGATTTATTAGCAGGTAAAATAGCTGTAAATATGGATGGTCAGAAAGTAACGTCTGGTGTTGGAAAAATTGTTTCAAGAACTAGCTCAAATTCATACGCTAAAACTTAAAGATGGGAAGAACATTAGAAGAATTATTTAAGACACAACGTTTAGCAGACGGGCAAACTGCTCAACAAAAATACGAAATTCGTGATAGTAAGAAAAATCCTATTACGCCAGGTAATTCTTTACTTGAACTATCATTTAAAGGAGCGTCTGGAATACGAAAAGGTTCTTCTAGTAACAATAATAGATTAAAAGAAACATTTGTAGAAAGTGAAATAAGAGGATTGAGAATGATACATAATTTATCAGCTCCTGTTGTATATGGAACTGATATTATTCGCTTTCAAAAAAAATCAACTAAGTTGGTTGATACAATGAAAGATTCAATAAATCCTGGTCAATCTAGCGGAATTATAGGTAATTTATATAATAAGATAGAAAACTTTGGATTAAGAACACTATCTAAAATAGGTGTTGTGTTTCCTGACCATTTAATACCAACTAAAATTTCTTTAAATGATAAATTTAAATCTGGTAAAGAACCAGATACAATGACCACTTTAGCAGAAATTAAAAAAGATGGTAAAGGAACAATATCTGGTCAAATTATAAAAAATGTAAAAGGTACTCCAAAACAAATATTAAATGGTGTTGTTGGTACAAGTGTAGATTTATTAAAAAAAGAAGTAAGAAAAAAACTATTTGGTGCACCAAAGCAAGGAGCACAAAATTTAGCAAAAAAGAATGAATACGAAACTCAGTACGATAGTTTTGCAAGATACACATCTACAATTGATGCATATAGTGAGGATATAGCAAAAAGAAATGATTTATCGAGTTTACAACTTGAAAAAATAAGATATAAAAAGAAAACCGAAAGAGAAACAATTGCTAAAATAGCAGAAAGTGCACCAAAATATGAACCAAAGGGGTTACCATCCACTACAAACTTAGGTGGAAAACTAAATTTGGATGTAAGTAGATTTAACATAAAAGGTAAAGTATCAACTGTAAAAGAAGGTGTAACATCTCAATTAACATCTGCTAGAAAAGAAGGACAGCAATTTTTATCATCTGGTAAATTTAAAGTAGGCGATGTAAAACCCAACGCTGAATCAGACTTAGCACCAGATCCAATTATAAGATATTCTGAAACTGTAGATGAGCAAGCTGACGATGTTAAATTAAGGAATGATTTATCTTCAAAATTAAATACTTTAATAGAAAGTAAAAAAGAATTTTCCAAAGATAAAAAAGAAACAGAATCTGCAATTCCTGGTTCACCAAAAAAAGGTGATTTAAGTTCTACTGGAAAATTATTGGGAGAATCACAAAATCCTTTTGATAAAAAAAGTAAAGAAAAATTAAAAGAAGGTAGAAAAGAAGCACAGCAAAATGCAGAAAATAAAGATGAAACTGCAATAAAAGCAAACGTAATTAATAGATACGATAACGAAATAAAATACTCTGGTACAGTAGATGCAACGCAAGATGATATAACTTTAAGAAATGATACATCGGCAAAGTTAGAACTATTAATGGAGGCAAGAAAGGAATTATCCGAAGGTGATAGAAAAGGATTAGCACCTTTGACTAGAGAAAATGTTTCAAAAAATCAATATTCAAGATTTAAAAATACTTTAAAAGAAAGTAATAGAGCAGTATCTTTAAAAAATAGATATGGTATAGAAAGTAAAGATAAATTAGATTTTGTAAATGAAAAAACACCATATGCAGGTGAATCATTAAAATTAAAAGATGGAACTATATTAGATGATTATGATTTTGTAACTTTAAAATTTAGGTCAAAAGCAACAGGGCAATCTGTAAATTTCAGAGCAACAGTAACTGGTATAAGTGAAACTGTAAGTCCGAGTTGGGATTCTGGAAAATTTATTGGTAATCCATTTAATTATTACACTTATACTGGTATCGAAAGAAGCGTAAGTTTTAATTTTAAAGTTTATTCAACAACTCCTTTACAGCACGTAGCAGCATGGCAAAGAATAAACTTCCTAACAGGTTTAGCTTATCCACAAGGTTATAGTGGTGCATATGCAATCCCACCATTCGTAACGTTTACTTTAGGCAACTTATATAAAAGCAAAAATTGTTTTATAGAATCATTAAGTTATACAGTAGATGAAAATGGTGGTTGGGAAATTGGTTCTGTTGGTGTTGGTGAAGATGGTGTTGTTGGTATAGAGGGAGCTACAATTAGTATGAAGGATTATAAACTTCCAATAATTATTGATGTGAACGTAACACTTAAATTTGTTGAATCAGTTGGAACAAGTCAGGGAGGTCAATACTATGGATTTGAAAAACTTCCTAAAGCACAGCAAAATACTGGTGATTCAAATGCAACTGCACAAAAAATAGATGATTCAAATAATAATGAGAGTTTACAAACTTCAAGCGATGATGCTGAAGTTCCTACACTCAAAAAGAAATTACCTGCAAAAAAATTAGAACCAGCTGGACAAACTAATACACAAACAAACGAACCAGCTAGCGTAAAAGAAAATGAATCCACAATAGAAAAACCAAAATTACCTTCATATAAAGTAAATGTATTTACAGATGGTGATGGTATTAAAGGTCAAGTATTTGCAGATGGTGAAATGATTGATGAGGTTAGTTATTATTCTGGGTTTAGTCGAACATTCACAGACCAAACTGGAAAAACTACAACAACTGTAGGGGAAGCTGCTGTAAAAGAAAATTTAATATATAAATTAACTAATATGGGATACTATTCTCCAACAAAAGGTAAGTTTTATCCTGAAAGTCCAAACGTAAGTTAATTATGGCAAGATATACAAATAACAAAACTAAAAAAACATTTGATGGCAGAGAAGTATTTAAACCAAAAATATTTCCAAATATCCCATTAAGTGATACGGATGTGTATGTAATGACTGAAACTGGAGATAGATTGGATACATTAGCTTATCAATACTATGAAGATGCTTCCCTTTGGTGGATAATTGCAGCAGCAAACAATATACACGATGCACCAATGGGATTAAAAGATGGTACAATATTAAGAATACCATTAAACTATATTCAAATAGAAAATAATTTTAGTCAATAATTTATGTCAAGTTTTCCAAATTTTTCAAATATCGCAGGATATGTTCAAACCGAACTTAATTCTAGAAAAAGAAATATAGAAAAAATTTCTGGATTAAACGCTTGGGTAAGAGTTTCATCTGGAGTTGGTGATGGTTTAATAATTTTATCAAACCCAAATTTTAAACTCTTTGGAGCAGCTGGTGAGGGTTCTATTTATGGTGGTGGTAAGAGTAGTGGAACTTTAGGAAAAACTTGGGGTGGTGGGTTTGTATCAGCAACAGCAAATGATTCTGTTTTCAGACCAAAACCAAATATAAGTTCTATCGAAGTTGATGAGGGTAGTGGTACTCTTAGTAGAAAAGCAACATTTACAATTACAGCTTATACAAAAGGTCAATTAGATAGTTTGTGTGAATATTTTTTGGAACCTGGTTATTCTATTTTTATAGAATGGGGTTGGAATGTTAAAAGTTCATTAAACAAATATAAAAATACATTAGATGTTGATAGTGTAGCGAATTACCAAACATTTGATAATGTAAATGCAGCTAGAGAAGCATGTGGTGGTATGTACGATAACTATTTGGGATTTATAACAGGAGGAAGTATATCATTAAATGGAAATAGTTACGAAATAACTGTTAAGTGTACAGGCTTTACCGAATTACCTGCATATTTTATGGGAGCGGATAATTCTGAAGAAAAAGGTACAGAAAGTGAAAAGAAAACTGCAGCAGAATATAGTACATCTCAAATATCAGCAGAAACTGATTTAGGTAAGAAAAGATTTATGATGGCTTTTAATAGATTACCATCAAACAGAAGAACAGAAAGAGTTTCAGCATTGAGAACAGAAGCAGATGTTGCAAACGCCGTAAATTTTATAAATATTGATGAAACTGTAAAAGCAAAGGTAAATAAATGTACAACTGGTACTCAAATATTAGGATTTACATTAAATAATGAAGAAGCAACATTTGAAAGCGGTGGTAAAAAAACGGATGTGGAATTTCCTGCTGGTAGTGAAATTATTAAAGATGATGCATTTATAAAATTTAGTGCTTTAATTAGAATTATAAATCAAATAGGAATTGAAGGATTTATGATTGGTGGAAAAGAAGTTAAAACACAAATAAGAACAGATAATACGGCATGTACAGCATTCCCAAAAATATTTAGTACAGATAAAACAAAACTATTCATACCAAATAAAACAGCACCTAAATTTGATATTGTTAAGGCAGCAAATAGTGAAACTGATAATGGTGTATCGAATGAAGAAGTAGATGATTGTTCGGTATCGGGTACAGATGGTACAATAGTACAATTTCCTGCTGCAGGTGCAATCGTAGATGGTTCGGCTAATGGTGTAGTTATACAAAATAAAGTTGATAGTAGTTTTATAGGATTAAATAAACCAGAAGGACAGTGGGGATTCTTAAATGATTTATATGTAAATTTGGACTTTGCCAAAGGTATATTGGAAACTAAAAACTTTTCAATAAAAGATGGGTTATATCAGATACTAAATGGTATGGCTGGTGCAGCTGGTGGTATATGGGATTTTCAAATAATTCCTGGTGAAAATAATGATGAATTAAGAGTTGTGGATTTAAATTTAACAGCAACTGGAAAAGAAAAACCATTTGAATTTGAATTACATGGGGTAAGTTCTATTTTTATAGATGCCTCTTTGGATTTAGATATTAGTGGTGCAAAAATGAATCAAATAATTGGTAATAGAATAGGACAGAATATAAATGGAAGTCAAAAAGATATTACATCAAAAAAGAAAGGATTATTTACTGATAAAGAAGACAAAATACTTACAACAATACGAAGAAGGGAAGAACCACCACCAAGCGATGATAGTCCGCCAGAAG